TCGGCTGCTTTCTTATCTGCTCCTCTTCCCATTAACGCATTTATATAGTCGCCAGCTTTATCAACCCAGCCATCATAGTCATCTAGTTTTTTATCCTCTGGGATTTGGTTTAGTTGTTCTTTTAGCACTGATATTGTCTTTATTGTATTGCTTTGTGCAAGGTTTGCATCTAACGCCTTTTTCTCTGCTAGAGATTTATTAATCGCAGCAACGGCAGCTTTTGGATTTGTTTTATATTGAGCCACCAGTGTTTTTACAAATTTATCTTTATCTATTGTTCCGTCAGGGTTCAATGCTCCATACTGCCCAGCCAAATAAGAGTTGTCTGCGTTTGCCTCTGCAAGAGCGGTTACTTCATCTTCGTCTGCTTGCATTTTCATTTTTAGGCCTATATCTTTTTGCTCCTGCGACGCCTGCCTTGCCGCTTGCCTATCAAGTAGCATTTGATTTTTATACCATTGATTAAAAGCTCTATTCTCATTATTTGCGTCTATTTGAGCGTTAATTTGTTTTTCTTTGAGTGCAAAATCTCTGGCGTCAGTATTCATTTTCCACACTCTATCTTTCTCTTGGTTCTCTATTTGGTTTTGCCTCCACGCTTCGTTTGCATCAAAAAGTTTATTGTTATAGCTCTCTTGTGCTAAATTTGATCTATTCTCTTCTGCTAGCTTTTGTTTAGTAAAATTGTTTCTTACGCTATCTTGATAAATATCCCATAAAGCTCTACCAGTAGCGCCTACTGCATCTATTGTGTTTGTGTTATAGTTAAAATCTACCTTATTAGGGTTAAAATATGGCATTTTTGCTCCTTTTTGTGAGGCTTAAATTAATAAGCCTCTTCCTCTTGTTGTTTATGAAAATTTGATGCGTTCCAAGCATTGACTAAATTTTGATTTGCCTGATTTTCTCTTTGTAGCTGCCTTTGTGAAAGCATTTTGTTAAAGTCGTAAGCATCTTTATTTAGATTAAATGCTTTTTTTGCCATTTTACTTTGGTTATAAGCGCTCCATAACGCACCACCAGTTCCCAAAGTTGTAAGCCAGTTAGGTGTGCCACCTACGCCGTTTTTATCTCCGCCACTTTGACCGCCAAGCCAGCTAAAAATATTTCCAAGTACGCCATTTTCAGTTCCTGCCATTTTATGCTCCTTATAGTCCTGCTAGTTTTAAAAGCTCTGCACCATATTCTACGTCGCTCACGTTCTCGCCTTTTTTTGCTCTATCAAACGCCGATAGCTCACTACTTGCATTTGAGCCACTTAAAATTTCGTCTGGCTTCTCTTTGCTTTTTGCTACGTTGATCATTCCCATTGCGACTGCTTTCCAGCCAACATAGTTTTCACCAAGTAGATCACTCATACCATGAGCTTTTGCAAACTCTGCTAGATCATCAGGGCGAATAGTTGGGTAGTCTTTTTTAAACTCTGCTAGGTTTTTGTCAAAGACCGCTTGCCTCCTAGCTTCCTCCGCTTGTGCTGCCTGAGCTTGTGAGATTTGATCCATTTGAGCTTTTAGTGCGTCAAGATTTCCAAGACCCAAACTATCAAGCAAGGCTTGTTTTTCAGGGTCAAGCTGTGGCTGTGCTGGCTCTTGTGACTGTTCTTTTGCAGCCAAGGCTTCAGCCATTGCTTGCTTAATAGCCTCTATGTTAAGCTCTTCTTTCTTTGGCTCTTCTGTTGCTACTGGTTGCTCTTGTGGTTCTTGTGCCACTTCGTTTGTTTCAGGCTCTACTTGTTCGTCACCATTTACAATGCTTACTAATTCGTTTAGTGCTTCTTGCTCTGTCATTTATTACTCCTCTTTGTAATTTTCAAAAAAACTTAAAAGGCTTTCGAGTGTTTTAATATTCTCAATAGCCCTTAACCTCATTTCATCGCTGTTCTTATCGCTTTGGCTAGCACTTACATTAGTCGCATAAAGCCCCAAAAGATACTCCGAAAACGCCCTAAACGCTTGGCATTGCGTCAGCTGGTAAAGCTCCTGCTTCTGCGTCAAGGCTTGCCACGCCTGGCAAAATAGCCTGTGGCTTAAGTTGTTTAGCAAGCTCACTCTCCTTTCCGATAAAATTCTCTGGGTCTTTTATGCCATATAGCGGCAATAGCTCAAGTAGGATTTTCTCGTTTGCTTCTTTCATTCTATTTGCGCCCTCGCCGTCTTGGAGCTGTAAGCACATGCCAAATTGAGCAGCTATTACTTGGCTAGCATCCATTAGGCTTTTCTTTTGCACCTCTTTATTGAGCGCTCCTATACCAGTGTTTAAGTTGATATTAAAACTTGGCACTTCGCCGCGGTTAAAACCTGCGAAAAACAATGGGTCGCCGTATTTCCAAACTAAGAATGCAAGACGTTCAAATATAGGCTCAAAAAAGGTCTCATTGTAGGTTCTTATATACCCTTGAAGCCTAACGCTTCCTTCATTTGCCATAATTGACGCCATTGTCGCTGTTTCTTGCCTAGTTGCAGGCGCTCCGTTTTGTTGAGGGCTAACACCGCTTACCTCGCTCATCTCTTGCTCGATAACTTGTATTGTTGCCATTGATGCGTTGATGTCGCCAGGCGGTACGATCTTTATGTCAGCTGGGCTATCGGTGAATATTGCACCGCTTGGACGTTCTAAATCAGCTCTTGATATGCTAGCGCTGCGGTTAAAGATAATTTTTGGCATTGCTTGGTTTCTTGTCACGTCTGTGATTGAGTTTCTGATAGCGTTTAGTTCGTCTTGCAACGGTAAAAGTGAAGCAAGCGCCGGCTCCCCATAAGCACAAACAAAAGTTTGGTCTATATTTCTTCTTGTTTGTGGTAGCATATAGCCAAAAACAAAAGGCTGTCCGTCTCTTAGTTCTACTTTATCTCTTAGTAACTCACTATTGTAAAGCGTACTAACGCTCCATTTATCATCGTCTAGCTCATAAATTTCATTTAGGCAAATCCTCTCATAAGGTCTGTTCTCACTTAAATCAATTTGTTTAAAAATTTTATTCTTGATTAACTTCTTTATGTCGTTTGTAGTGAGGTAAATTCTATGCACGATATAGCGGATGTCATCTGTGTTTTTTGCATCAGGATCAAAATAGATGTCATTTATATCCACTTCCTCTATCTTTGCCTCATCTTTAGCCCAAAACACTTTTACCACCGAGCTTGCCGAAAAGGCAGATTTTAGAAAAATCGGTGCAAAAACTTTGTATAAATTTATCTTGTCGCAATAGAAATTTAGTGCCTCTTGCCACTTGTCGATCACATCATGCGTTGAGTTTATATACGGTTCTAGCTTTGCAAAAGTATCATTGTTAAAGTATGTTTCGGTTAAGCCGTCATATATCCTTTTAGCTTTTGAGTTTAGTTTTGGTATGTAGTTTTTGCTTTTGTTTCGCTCTTTTAGGCTGTGGTACTGCTCGCTTTCCAGCAAGAGCAAATACGCATCATTTAGCTTGTCAAAAAAAGGCTTGTATTCCGCATAGCCATTGTATGCTGTTTGCACTAGCTCTTCGAGGTAGCTTATTCTTTCATCGTTCGTCATTTTCGTGTCCTAATCTATAAATTGTTCTTGTGCTGACATTTGCTAGCTCTGCCACTCTTTTTTTGTTAAGCCCTTTTTGTTTTAGAGCCGTTGCAAGTTTTACTCTAGCTTGCTTTGTAGGGATAAATTTTGCCCCCTTTAGCCACTCGCAAATCATCACGCAAAAACAAAGACGCAAAGCCTCATCATCAAGCGTTGCCACCTTTCTGACTAGCTCTACATCAATACGCTCAAAAATATACTCGATTTGTTTTGCCAAATCTACCCAATTTTGGCACTCTTTCACCATGCGCCTCCGTCATCGTAGTTGATCGTGTTGATTTTTGCTGGCAATGGATCAAAAAACGTCAAAGCCAACGCGTCTGCAAGGTCAGGGCTAAAGCCAAACTCTTTTTTGATATTCTCTTTTGGCAATAGTAAATAACGCTCTTTTTTGTCATAATAAAAACTAATAGTGCTAAGCTGTTTTTTGAGCTTGTCGTTTGGCACGATATTAAGTAGCCTAAATTTCTCTTTGAGTGTAAAATAAGCTTCTGCTCTCTTGTTAGCATAAAGCTTCTCATTTGTAGCTTTGTATGAAAATTTTGCCTCTCTTACTATACCACGCAAGCCAAAATCCACTAGAGTATCAAACACACCAGCGCCAACGCCCACGCTATCAATAAAAATAGCGTCTGGCTTATTTTCACTTCTCTCATATATGCCAAAAATCTCCCTTGCTAAAGCTGTCACGCTATCAAGCCTAAATGTGTAAAAGTTCGTAACGCCGTATCCTTGTCTAATACAAAGCACGCTTTCATCGTCACCCTCACGTGCCACATCTAGCCCCCAAACAATACTAGCTTTTTCGTTTGACATCTGCGTACTAAATGCGTTTTCAATTAGGGCAAGATTGAATAACACGTTTGAGGTAGTATCCAAAAACTCGCCGTATATCTCTTGTCGCACTACATCGCTATCTATACCGCCAAGCTCTGCCACCATTTCATCTATCTGCTCTTTTCTGAGCAGTGGATTATTAAAGCTTGATATTTGATAGTTTTTCCAGTCTTTATCCCCACTCATGCCGCGCTTTGCAAGGTCATAAAAGCGGTTCTTGCCTTTTGGCACGCCACCTATAAATGCTCTTGATTTTGGATTATCCAGTAGCATCGCTCTTATGGCGTTGTCCCAAAGATAGGCATCTTTTAAAATTATGCCTGCCTCGTTTAGAATTACTATATCGTAGCCAAAGCCCTCAATGTTTTCTGGGCGTTCTGCACTTCTCATATCAAGGTAGCCCTCGCCGATGCTTAGCTTTTTGTCCTGAGCGTGAAATTTATATAGCTCTTTTGGTAAAGCTTTTAGCTCAGGCAAAAAATAGCGTTCATAATATCTTTGTAGGTTTGATGTGATAGTATCTACCCAAAGCACCTTTTTGCCTTCTAGTAGCCACTCAATCGTAGCGTTTGCGATACCCTTGGTAAATCCTACACGGCGCCCTTTCTCTATTGTGGTAAAGCGTGCAGTATTCTCAAAAAAGACTTCTTTTTGCCACGGCGTATAGGTTAGACTTAAATTTATATCGCTCACCCTGCCACCTTTTCAAATATTGTTTCAATAAAGAGCCAAACGCAGATCACGCTTGCAATAGTCACACCCACGACTACGCAAAAGACAATATCTGCCCAAGTGATTTTATTCACCCTTTAGCTCCTTTCTCTCAATTATGATTTTTTGCTCGCTTTGTACGTTTGCATTATTGATCACAGTATCAGCCTCACGTCCTAGCACAGTCTCTTTGTTTCTAGCCGTGATCCTGCTATGGGCTTCAACGTCTGCTATCCTATCGCTCATCTCTAGCATCTCATCCGCTTTCTTTTGGTTTCTTAGCGCTGCGTTTTGAAAATAGAGCAAATGTTTTGTCTTTTCGTCTACTATTTCGTGAAACGCTTTCACTTTTGTTTCATTTTCGCCAGCCAAAGCCGTATTTATCGCCACTTGTTGTTTCACTAACTCAGCATCTGCTTGGCTTATGCCATTGCAAATTTTAAAAACTGCTCCAATGCTTACGTCATATTTAAACGCCAAGCTTTTTTTGCTAGCGCCCAACTGATATTCAGCGATGATCGCTTCTTTTGTCTTGTCGCTTATCTTCGCCATTAATAAATCCTAAACTCGCCCTCTATTGCTCCAAGGGCTATTTTTCTCTCAAGTAGTTTTCGTTTCAGCTTGAAAACGTCCGTTTGCATTCCCTTTACATCCTCTATGATGCGTGTGCCATCTTTAAGGCGGTATGTAAAATCTGCTATGTATCTGATCTCACGGATCGTTCTAAAACCTTGTCTTGTTGTTTCGTCTGCTATGGTGTAGCTAGGCATTAGCACAAACGGCACTTGCCTATTTAGCTCGCTTATCTCGCCAGCTCGCTGTAAGGCTTCTAGTTCTTGGTTTCTACGCCACTCTTTTGCACTATCAAAGCCTTTTGTCTTGCGGTTGTGGTATTTGTTTCTAACATTCACCGAAACGTTGCCAATTCTCACCAGCTACCTCCTCGTATTTTTCTATGCTTTCTCTTTTGTGTGCGTGACACCATTGATGGCACTCTCTACAAACGGCTATTTGCTTGCTATCGTCCTTATCTGCTCCAAATTTGCCATATCTTACGTGGTGACACTCTATGCTTTGTTGCTCCTCGCATATTTGGCAAAGCGGATATGCTTCAAGTAGTCTTAGTTGGTAGGCTTTATTTTTGCTTTTAGTTAGCCTCAAAATAGCCCCCTTGTGTCATCGTCCTTGTGCTTCTTGTTCCACTTTCTCATTATTTCAAGCACTCCGCTTGCGTCCTTGCGACTTATCTCAAAGCTATCAAGTATCTTTTTGTTTTCGTCCGCTACCTTTGCGATTATGCTAGCTCCGCTTTCGGTTATTGTTATATATACGGCTTTCATATTTGCTCCAAATAACGCTCAAATATCTTTTTGCCTATCTCATAATCAACTTCGTTTCTTATAGCCTGGCGTTTATCTTTTATCTTAAATTCGTCTAAACTAAAATCTTTAAAGTCTGCATTTTTTACGTGTTTTATCACTCTAAAAGCTGGTGTATTTATTTCATCAAGTGAAAAACTACTCCAAAAATAATGCCTACCTATCTCGGCAGTTGGTTTTATAAGTGGCTCATAATACGGCACTACATTTTCAACTACAAAAGCCTTTTTACAAAACGTCTTAAGATACGATATAAGTTCATAAAGCCTAAAATCAGGCAAAACTCTCGTTGCCTCATTGCGTGAGTTATTACAAAAATTTAGCCTGCTGTGGCTTTGACACGGAGGGCTAGCCCATATAAAATCAAAATCTAAATAATTTTTAGTGGCATAATCCCAAGCATCGCCCACTATCACGTTGTCGTTTGGATAGCGTTTTGTATAAGCCTTTGCTATTTCAGGATCAAATTCAACGGCGGTCACCTCTATGTTTATGCCTTTTTCTCTTGCTACTTCGTCCCAATACTTGCGGTTACCACCAAGCCCTGCAAAAAGATTTAAAACTTTCATCTCACGCTCTTTTTGCAATATTTTTACGTATCTCTAAAAATTTTTGGCGTGTCTCGTCGCTCATTTTGAGCGGTGCGTCTGGATCGGCTGGCAAAAGCTGTGTGTTATTCGCCGCTATTTGGTTTTGTTTTACTTCGCTCTCTCTTGTCTTGATCTGCACAACGCCTATTTTTTCTTGGTGGTCTAGCAAATACTCAAATAAATGGCTTTCCTCGTCGCTTGTCAAACGTTGAAATCCGCCGTTTTCTAATATCCACTCATTTCTTAGTACGCCGTTTGTATCGACTGAAATTATCGTGCTTTCTAAAAAGCCACTGCCAGTTCCACCATTACAAAGTCTTTTGCCTCTGTAAATTTCTTTACAAAACGCCGCTAAGGTATCTACGTCGTTAAAAAATTTAAGCCCCTTTTCTCGCATTTTTAAAAAGACAATCTTGCTCCACTCCATTGTCGCCCTAAAAAGCAAAGCGTCCGTGTTTTGATATTCTTTGCGGTATTTCTCAGCAAAGACTGAAAAATTAATCAGCTCATTTGTCGCCACGTTTTTTAAAAGTAAAGAATATTTTGCTAGCCTTGCAGGCGTTAAAAACCCCTTGCTATCACCAAATAATTCGCAAATGATTTGTTCTCGCTCACTCATAGCGCCATTTTCCTTTCACCACTGATTATTTCGTTTGCCACTCTCTCAAAATATGCGTCGTCCATTTCGCCTGCCACCATTGTTTCTCTTGTGGCTAGGCGGGGGGTAGTGGGGGGGTTTTTCTACTTGCCCC